CTCCCACACTGGATCAAGGAGTTTCTTATCAAAATCCTTTGAAAAAGAAAAGATTTTGTCGTAGATTGCAAATGTTTCTATGCAAATCTTGCCACCCAAGAATTTTTTTAGAATAATTGGATGTTGTCTTGAGGCATCAAAAACCTCATTCAGGTTGCCTTCAGACAACATTTGTTCCGATTCGTCTTTAAAAATATAAGATAAACTTTGTTGCCTCCGCATCCATTCTGAGTAGGTTCTTTCACCCGAATTAATGATCTCACCAATCCATAGGTTACTGGGAGAATCTACTGCTACAAAATTTGATAATAGAAAATCTATTACTTCTTTATCTGAATACTTACGACTGGTCTTCTCGAACCAGTATTTATCCTTGCGTTTATTGAATGAAGTGACTGTTGCTCTGGATTTGCCTCCATACTTAAAAAAGTCATATTTACTATTTGTAAAATGACTTTTCATCGAAAGATAAGTTTGATATGTCTCAAAAGGACTCATAGCGGAAGTTTTGCTTTCGAAGTTCGTTTCATAAAGTTAAGACGAGTTGCGTCCCACTTTAATCGCTCTTTCAAAGGTTTTGAAATGAGTTTTGTTACTGATTCTACCTCAAGACAATTGATTTCGCAATAGTGAACGATTGCATCAATATAGTTAAGGTTTTCCTCTGCAACAATCTTTTCAATCTCAAGAGCAAACTTGGAAGGCGTTAGAAACTTATTCTCGATGGCTTGTTCTAGTTCTTTATTTGGTTCCATAGAGCTCCAGTTTATCTCTAACAAACTTTCTAATGTATTTGCTGAGCAGTTTGATGTACTTTGATTTGTCTCTTTCTTCATAAACGACGCATTCTCCATTTTCACAAGCCATAATGATTACAAGTTTTTTGACTGAAATACCAGTCAGTTCATATAGCATACATCCATACGCCATACATTGAACAAAATAATGTTCAATCCACTCTCGTGGTTTTGGTTTTTTAGAAGTTTTAAAGTCGATTATTGCTAACTCGCCGTTATATTCAGCGATACAGTCAACTGTCCCAGCAATGCCCAGTTGCTTACTATATAGGGACCCTTCAAGGGCGTAAATATTATTTATACAATTCAATTCTGTTTTTGAGATTTTAAACAAAAAATCTGAAAGAGGTTGAACTGGAGGAAGGTCACGATTATAAAGATAGTTCTCTACAAGCGTGTGCATATCTGTTCCACGACTTGTTGCCGCTTTTGTAACACGTTCTGCTTCTTCTTCTCCGACTTTTTTACGCCAATTGATAAAGATTTCTTTATTAAAATGACTGGTTACCGAAGTAATGGAAACCAGTCGAATAAGTTCTTCATCATCTGGAACTTTGTAGTATCTTACACCATCAATCGTTTCACGCTCCAACTGGGGGAGTTCAATATCAATATGATTAAACATCAAAAACCAGATTCCATTTTTGCAAGGATGTATTCTTTAACAAGTCCAGAACGAACAATGTCTTCTACACCAAACTCTATTATATCAAAGGAAGGCATTTTACGCAACACCGTCATAAAATCGACGATACCATTACGCTCATTTGTTTTCTGTAAATCTGATTGAGAAGCATCACCACAGAAACAAATTCTGGTATTTTCACCAACACGAGTAATAATAGAATCTAGTTCGTGGAAATTCAAGTTTTGGAATTCATCGACAATCACAATCGCATTATCAAGAGTTGTTCCACGAAGGAATGAGGTGCTCCAAAACTTAATGGTTTCTTGCGACTTTAAATTACCATAAAGCATTTCAAAGTCAGCATCAGAAGGCATCTGGAACATATACTTCACCATATTCTTATAAGGAATCTGGTAGATATCTGCCTTATCATCGTGTGTTCCAGGAAGGAATCCAATCTCTCTTGTAGCAACTAATGAACGAACAAGATAGATTCTTTCGTAAGGAGTTCTTTCATCAAGAACATCTCGTAGAGCATTATAAAGTGTAATAAACGTTTTACCAGTTCCAGCACACCCATAAGCAATCAAATGCTTCCCATTATCATAAGATTCAAACAATCTTTTTTGATTCTCAGTGAGAGGATCAATATCAACTAGATAATCAG